GGGATACACAGATGGAATGGTGTATCTGTTGAGGACTTTATGAACTCTTGTCATAATATCGAAATTTTAAAACAAAGTTACAGAGTTCCTACTTCTGTTTTTTCTGTTGCGAATAGAATTGTAAAAAGAATATCTTATCGCCAACCTAAAGATTGGCATCCTATGATGAAGCCTGGCAGTGTTAACTATCATTTAAATATGCATGATGTAGATATTGACCAAGGTTCGTGGACAATCATGGCCCGTACAAATAAAATTGTACAAAAGATAGCAAACTCTTTACGAGAGGATGGGTATCTTTTTAATCTATATGGTTCACCTAGTTTAAATCAAGGCATGATTAATAACATGAAAACATGGGAGCTTTTGCAAAAAGGCAGTAAGCTACCTTTACAGATGATCAAAGATTTGTATGCTGCACTTCCCAAAGTGGGAGATAATGCAAAAATTAAACGTGGTGTAACAAAACAATTAGATTTTTTAGAGCATGATCTTATTCTTGGATATGATGATTTAGTTAAAAACTACGGGATGATTGCACCAAAAGATACTCCTTCAAGAGATATGCTGAATGTATCAAAAGATGATCGGTTTTATATGGATGCGTTGATTAGAAGAGGAGAAGATTTTGAATCTCCAAGGATCGATGTGTCAACCATTCATGCCATGAAAGGTGGTGAGGATGACAATATCATGCTTATGTCCGAGTCATCTCGTGCTTGTGTCAAGAACGAAAACCAGGATGATGAGCATAGAGTCTTTTATACAGGTGTCACAAGAACAAAAGAAAATTTACATATAATAGAAACAGGGTCGGAGCATAGGTATCAAATATGAAAAGAGATCAGATATTAGATAAAGCAAAGGTATTGATCAGTGGTGAAAGAGCAAAGGATTATGGTGATGCTTATCTTAACCATAAAAGGATAGCCGAACTCTGGAGTCCAATACTTGATAAGGATATTACAGTTGAACAAGTGTATGCTTGTATGATTGCTGTTAAACTGTCTAGATTAATTGAAACACCAGACCATGAGGACTCGTGGATTGATATATGTGGATACGCTGCTTTAGGAGGAGAGAAGAATGAGAGATAACAGTACAATGCATTTTCTTGAACGTCTTGAACTTGACCAGATGGAAAATGATTGGACACCTCCTACAGAGTTTCCAGATCTGACAAACTGTAAATATATAGCTATAGACTTGGAAACAAAAGATCCAAACCTTAAAAAGCTAGGCCCAGGGTGGACACGCAAAGATGGATATGTGGTTGGCATAGCTATCGCAGGTGGTGACTTCATGGGTTATTATCCTATACGGCATGAAGCAGGTGGCAACCTTGCAGAAGATAGGGTTATGTCATGGTTAAAGGATCAATTGAACACTCCTAACATTCCAAAAATTATGCACAACTCCATGTATGATATGGGATGGCTATATGCCTCTGGTGTTGATGTGAAGGGCAAGATCATAGATACAATGGTCGCTGCACCTTTGGTAGATGAGAATAGATTTTCATATGCTCTGAATGCTCTAGGGCGAGATTATATAGACATGAGGAAGGATGAAAAGCTTTTGAGGGCAACAGCAAGTGATTGGGGTATCGATGCTAAAGAAGAGATGTGGCGATTACCTGCAAAGTTCGTTGGTGCATATGCCGAGCAAGATGTAATTATGACTTTGAAACTATGGGATAGATTGCAGACAGAGATCACCTCGCAGAGTCTTGAGACAGTATTTGATTTGGAAACAAGCTTAATACCCGTTGTCATGGATATGAGAAAGAAAGGTGTAAGGGTAGATCTTGATCAAGCTGAAAAAGCAAGAAAAAAATTAATTAAAATAAAAGATGATTTAGTTCTTGACATAAAGAAAGAAACTAGTCTGGAAGTATTACCCTGGGTGGCAACAAGTATTGCATCTGTGTTTGACTTTTACAAAGTACCTTACGGACGGACAGAGAGCAACAATCAGCCGTCTTTTACAAAAGCTTTCTTACAGACTTGTGAGCATCCTATTGCATCAAAGATATTGAAACTAAGAGAAGTTGATAAGGCAAACAATACGTTTATCGATAGTATACTAAGATACGAGCACAAAGGCAGAATACATTGTGAATTTCATCAGTTGAGATCAGATGACGGAGGGACAGTTACTGGCCGTTTTTCTTCTTCTAATCCAAATCTGCAACAGATACCCGCTAGAGATCCAGAGATTAAGTCTTTGATAAGAGGTTTGTTTCTACCAGAAGAAGGTACAAAGTGGGGTAGCTTTGACTATTCGAGCCAGGAGCCAAGGTTATTGGTTCATTATTGTGCGAGTCTTGGTGAAGATAGACATCCCAAGATTGATGAACTTGTAGAACAGTATAATACAGATGATCCAGACTTTCATCAAATGGTAGCAGACATGGCTGAGATTAATCGTAAACAAGCTAAGACAGTCAATCTTGGTATTATGTATGGCATGGGTATAGGTAAGTTGGCAAACACTTTAGATATAACAAAAGAAGAAGCCAAAGAGTTGTTAGCTAAATATCACTCCCGTGTGCCGTTTGTAAAAGGTTTAGCAGATATGGTTTCTTCCAGAGCATCTAGATACGGACAGATACGGACTATCTTAGGTAGACGTTGCCGTTTTAATTTATGGGAGCCTAATAGTTTTGGTTATAAGAAACCTTTGAAGTATGAAGAAGCACATAAGGAGTATGGACCTAGTATACGAAGAGCCTTTACTTACAAGGCATTGAATAAACTTATACAAGGCAGTGCTGCAGATCAAACAAAGAAAGCTATGGCGGACTGTTATGAAGAGGGATTTTGTCCATTGATCACTGTGCATGATGAACTGTGTTTTAGTATAGAGTCCGAGAATCAAGCATCGAAGATCAAGGAGATTATGGAAACGGGTCTTGAACTAAAAGTTCCAAGTAAAGTTGACCAGGAGTTAGGAGATAACTGGGGAGAGGTTGGTTAGTGAAGCAGTGAAGCAAAAAGTTGTAAACTTTAATATTTTGAGTCTTAGCTGTTAAATATATAAAAGTTTGTTTTTTTACTGCACAGCTACACTTCTATCTCTTCCATACGCTTACATAAACGCTCCGCCCGATTTGGCACCTGTTTATGCCACCTCGAGTCACGCATTTGATTTGCACTTTCCTGCCAATTGCCATCCATAACAGCTTGTATATGTTTGCGAAACTTGCTGTATCTTGGTCTGCCTAGGTTAAACATCATGTTTGCTACAATCTGTTTAACCTCTTCTGGTAGCTTGTCCCAATCATCATAGATTTTCTTACAGTCCTGGATAACAGTCTGTATATCTTGTTCAAAGAGTTCTGTAACTCTTTCCTCGGATACTTTTGCACCTAGCTCCAGATCATATTCTGGTTCATCCTCTCTGCACAAATGTCCGATTCCACATGTCTTTAGGGAAAGGTGATCAAGGTATGTTTCATACTTGACCCCCTCATCAATGATAAGTTGTTCTCTTAATTTTTCTAAGTCCATTAATTTCTTCCTTGTAATGATTGTGCTAATGCTTGTGTAGTTGGATTAGGATTAACAATCGGATTTGTTCCTAAAGGACTCACACCACCAGCACTTGATGCGGCAGATGGAGGTGTTATTTGAGAGCTTAAATCAGTTTTTATTTGATTTATTTGTGGAGCTAATTCTTTAGCAATCTCTCCTGTAACAGGTTTTACTTCTTCTGTTGTTTGTTCAGTTAAACCTCTTATACCTTGTGCCTCTAATTGTGCTGCGGTTGTTTGTGCAATTTGAAACAATTGTCCAAGTTTATCTGCACCAGGTTTTCGACTAGCCATCATAATTTTTAAAACAGTAGGATTTCTTAACATTTTAGACATAAATGCAAAACCTAATGCTGTTGGTATAGTGGCTAAAGGTGCTGTAACAAGACCAAATAATGTTAAAGATAAAGCAATGGTTGGTGCAGCTAAACCACCTTTACCAACAGTAGCTGCATTAGAAACCTTAACCATATCGTCTGCTAAAGTGTTTAAAGTTTTAGCGGTTCCTTTGCCAAACATGGCATTGATAGTATCATCTCCATAATTAGTTAAAACATTTTTAAGTTTTGTTCCAAGTGCTCCAGATTTAAATGCATCTTCAAAATCGGGAGTTAGTCTAGGCCTTCCTACATCGTCTACTGCTGCACCTATATCTTTTAACAATTTGCCCATAGCTGCATCTTGCACTGCACCAAAAGTTTGGGGTGTTAAATTTGTTTTAGCAACATTAATTGATTCTGGAGTTTTAAAAACTACTTGAGCTATTTTTTCTGGATCGCCACCTGATCTTTGTAAACTATTTATTAAATCGTTCTTCTCTAAATCTGCCTTTGCTTTTGTTGCTTGTTTTAATTCTTTAAGAGAATCAAACAAAGGTTTACCTTCAAGAGCCGTAGCTGTATCATCTGATAAATTAGCATTACTTCTTCTTAATGTTTGAACAACATCATCTATTTCATTTAATTCTTTTTTAAATAAAATTTTAGCCGTTGATCCTAAACTACTAAGATTATTAGCTAATTTAACACCATCAAATACTTCTTGACCAGTAATCTTATCAATAACTTTTGATTTATCTAACTGTTCTTTTAAAAACATTCGACCTAAGTTTTGTCTTAATTCTTCAGCAACTTCTGCACCTGTTCCTCTAACCTGTGCTAATTCTTCAGCATTTCTTTGTATTTTTAACACATCTCTTTCAACAGCTAATCTTGCTGGAGAATTTGCTGGTAAATCTTTAACTGATTCTAAAGCTTCATCAATTGTTTTTGTTCCAATTCTTTGACTTTCTATAAAAGCTTTACCTTTTTGAAGATCTATTTTTTTCATAGTTGTAGGTAATCCACGAATAGCAGCTAATACTTGTCGTAAAGCATCTGGGTTATCTTTTGTAATAATTTCATTAAAGATGTAGTTAGGATTTAATGTTCCTCGTCTTGCTTCTTTTAATAAATTTTCATTAACAACTTTATCAAAACGACCCATTCCCACGGCATATAGTCTATTAGCTCTTCTTAAATTTCTTAAAGCAGTTTGCACATCTACTGTTTCAAGAGCTTTACCAAAAAACTTAGTATCATCTAAAGAAGTAAAAATTTGACTACCTGGTTGTTTAGATGCAATTAATGTTAAATCAACCTCTGCATCTCTTAAAGATTGTTCAACAACTTTTTTCATTCGACCCAATGCATTAGATGTTGCTCCACCAAAAACCTCTGGTGAGTAACTAGCTTGAGATAGTTGTGTTCTTATTCTATTCATTTCAAGAACAGTGGCTTTATCTCCATCAAGTTTTTTAATATCTTTATAAAACTTAGTTGATTTAATATCTAAAGGTGCTGTTTCAGCTAATTCATCAAGTGCTTTGATTATAGGAGAAGTGTTAACTATTTTTTGACCTTGTAAGGTATTATTAATACCTGAATATAAAGCATCCATATCTCTGTCAAAAACACTTTTACTTAAAGTTAACTTATCAGCTAACTTTTTAGAAACATTTTGATCATCTTTTAATTGACTCATAATTTTAGAAACTATTGCTTCAGTATCTTTACTAATATTTTTTTGTGCCATTTCAAACTTTTGATTTGTATTTGCATATGCTTGATCAATGTCTTTCATTATAGAATCATTTAGATCTTTTATGCTTTGTTTATTTACGCCTCTTACATTTTCTAATTCTTGTAAAGCTAATTTTAAATTTTGTTGTGCAGCTACTTTTTGTGGAAACACGCCTTCATAAATTGATTGAAGACGATTTAATATTGGACGGAAAGATTCATCAGTTGCACCTGCAACAGTTGGTCTAAATCCTTGATTCACAAGTTTTCTAGCTTGTGCTCTAAGTGCTTCGTTTTCTGGACCACCAGGTCCTTTTATAAGCCTACCAAAAAAAGAAGATATACCTCTACCAACACCTTCACCAGCTAAAGCAAAAGCACCTTCAAAAGCAGAGTCTCTTAGAACGTCTCCAAAAGATTGTTTTTGTAATCCTTGAGAATACTCAACTGCTTCATCAAGAGCCTTACCAGCAAAACCTGCCGCACCAACTAATGCAACTCCTGGTATAAATCCTATGCCAGATGCCATCAAAGATGCACCTATCGCAGCACCTATTGGAGCAGCCGTTGCACCAGCAAAATCCTTTATATCATTAAAACTAAGACCTTCTTCATCTATGGCTAATTCTTTTCCCTTACCCATTCCAAGAGTTTGTCTGCCTTTTTTCGTAAGTATAAATCTACCAAGAGCATCTTGACGAAACCCATCTTCACCGACTTTTTCTCTTAAATATCCAGC